GCGATTATATCGCGACTGCTGATATTGCTTACGATGCAAAACGTTGGTTCAACTTACAACCGATTCAAATCTTCATGTTCCTTCAGTCTCAATCTGGTCAGGACACATTTGTTTACAAAATCCAGAAAATGTACGGTTCGGTTGGCTTCAAGGCTCACTATACTGGACTTACTGAGGACGATCTTTCACCGGACAACGGAGTTACTGATGCTAACATTTACAACACCACGACTTCATTGAACGTGCTTGTAACATTGGTTGAGGACACTGTAAACCAGACTTACGAGATGACGCTTTCGGCTCCGGCTAATCCAGATGACATTTTAGCAATCAATGTTTTCAAATCTGGTGTTTCGATGCAAGAAACTACCGTAACGGTTGAAATGTCTTAATGATGGAGGGCGAAAACAAACAAGCACCGTCTCAGGCAAAGCCTAAAGCGGTTGCACCAAGGTCTTATAAAAGTGCCTGCGGAACCGTACACATGCCTTCTGAAATGATCACCACAAAGGAGCGTTTCTTGAAGATTTGGAGAGGCAAATGCAAAGGCAAAGACATAAATAAACTCTGGTTAGAGGCTGAAAAATGGCGTAACTCGTTTAAATAACATTAAAAGCCTCTTGGAAAAATCTGAGAGGCTTTTTTTATTATTACAAATATTTTGAATATATTTGCATTGAATTAATGTTTATTTGAGTTTTGTTAAGACGAGGGTTCGACTCCCTCCGACTCCACAAGACAGTTGTCTCAGAGAAGTTAGGCGCTCGCAAACCTTCTCTCTTGTATTGGGGTCGCTTTGGTATTTGATTAGCAACGACTGGGTAGATGCGAAGTTGATTCGAATTTAAAAGGAAATATTTTTCCATTGTTTACCTCTCAGCGCTACGCTGCGTAAGTAACGAAATTAAGGAGGTGAACAATAGTAGCCTCCTTTTTTGTACCTTAGCGCAATATGAACCTATTTGAAAAAACACCACTCTTCACAAAACTATTCGCCAAGATTAAAAGCCTGAACGAAGGCAAAATTTTTGTGGACGTGATGCGAAACAATGAGGTCCAGAAGTTTATTGTCAAATTGAATACCGACCAGATGCGAGTTGATTTTATGAACTCGGACGGGGTCAAGTTGTCGGACATTGGAGGGAATTACTCGCCTTTCACAGTGCAATCTGGTGGCAAAAAGTCAGCGACTAGTGTGGACCTATACGACACAGGCGAGTTCCATGAGTCTTTCAGGATTCAGAATATCCGTTCGTCAGGATTTGAGATCACGTCAGACCCTGTAAAATCGGACGGCACGAACTTGTTGACAGAGTGGGGTAAAGAAATCGAAGGGTTAACCTTTGAAAGTTTGGAAAAAGCGAGTAACTTTATGATTGAATTTTATCAGGATAAACTGAGAGAATATTTAGGTATAGCATGAGTAACACGGAAACGCTTTCAGGATTGATAATTTTCACAATGAACGTTGCGTCTGTTTTTGTTTTCTGTGCTGGTATATACTTCTTGTTCCGTTGGTTTTTTAGACGTAAAAAAAAAGCGAAGTTTGATGATAAGTTATTTCACGACTCGATAAGAACCTTGCCTCAGCACAATTGGGAGCAAATGAATGTTACGAACGACCCGCTTTGGTTACTCACGGACCAAGAGAATCGGACTAGAAAAATAACTGAAGAGGAAATAGAGTCGGCTTATTTTACTATTTACGATCAGTACGCCGAAGCGACAGGCTTACATGAACGAATGGAGCCATGGAGAGACTTAATGATAATGCGAATGGAGGCACGTGTTCAGGTTGCTGAAGGCGATGCCAGCGCGCAGAACATGATTGATATTTACACTTACCGGATTAAGGAATTAATGAAATCCGGTGGTGATACGAATGTGATTAAAAATCGAATGTTGGTACAGAAGGTTTATGGGCAACCGATCAAGCCCTTAGAAATTTCGGTGTATGAGTATCTAATGATCTGCCAGATCGTTCAGGAAATGAATACAGCGACAACACCAACAGAAGATGTCGACTCAGATTGATAGTAAAGACTTAGTTCAGGACGGTATATTGAAGCCTCTCAGAGATGAGATGGATTTGACGATCACAAAGTCGAAGGAATTGTCTGACGGTTTTTTGCGCGTTGTAAAGACTCAGGCAGAAATGGCAAACGCCACCAAGCAAAACGCTGCTGGTTACAAGCAACTTGTCGAACTTGAAAAGAAATCAAAAGACGCCTTGACTGAAAAGGAGAAAATGGATAAGCGTATTTTGTATCTTCAAAAGCAATCCGTTCAGATCACAAAACTACAAAGACAGAGACAGGCTGAATTATCTGTTGAAATGCAGCGCCGTAATAAGATCGCAAAAGAAGAGGCGAGGCAGACAAATCAGAATCTTACTGCATACGAAAAATTACAGGTCCGTATAGCCAAACTAACCGCAGAATATCGAGATTTATTTACCGCCGAAGGTAAAGAAACCGCGCAAACCAGAAAGATGCGTGATGAAATCCTGAAGCTAAACGCTGTCAGAGATCGCGCGAATGAATCTTTGGGAATGCACCAGAATAAGGTTGGTAAATATGAACGCGCTCTGAATGGGTTAAATCGTACGCTCGGACAACTTGGACTGGCCTTCGGAGTGTTTCAGATTTTACGCGACACATTTGGAATTATCTCTCAGAGCGAAGACGCTTTTGCGTCGCTATCTGCAATTACAGGACTCACTGGCGAAAAGTTCGATGTATTCAAAGACGCTGTGATGGAAACCGCCGACCGATTGAAGGTGAGCGGAACGGAGGTTGCTGAGGCTGCCGAGAAAATAGCGAGTGCGCAGCCCGCCTTACTACAGAATGCGGATGCGTTGGCGGCAGTTACGGAACAAGCAATCGTTCTAAATAAGGCAATCAAAGGCGACTTGACTGAGACTTCAATGGCCTTGGTTGGCGTCATGAACCAATTTGGATTAGAGGCTGACGAAGCGGCGAATGTGATTAACATTTTAGCGGCTGGTTCACAGGCGGGCGCGGCTACTGTTAACCAGATCAACGAGTCCATGGTAAAGTTTGGCACAACTGCTAAACTGATGAATATCTCAGTCGAAGAGTCGGTCGGGCTTATCGAAACATTGGGAGAAAAAGCCATTTTCGGGGCGGATGCGGGTACAGCATTGCGCAACATTCTATTGAAAATGGGTTCAATTGATGTATTGCCACAAAAGGCACTGAAGCAATTGGAGAAATACGGGGTTGATACGAATATCGTAAAAGACACTACACTATCACTTGAAGAGAGATTACTTGAACTTAGCAAGGTTGCGAAGGATTCAACCGCAATCATGCAGATTTTCGGCACTGAAAACGCCACTGCTGCGACTGTATTATTAAACTCGCTTGGTACATACGAGAAAATGACCGATGCTGTGACAGGAACAAATGTTGCGCAGGAACAGGCGGCTATAAACAGTGATACACTAACGGCAGTAATTGGTGAGTTACGCGCTGCATGGGAGAACTTGGTTATTAAATGGTCAGAGGGGACTGATGTGGCTGGAGGCCTGAAAACTATTTTGCGTTTCATTGCTGACAACCTTGAAATAATTGTAAGCGTTGTCATTCGGGCAGTTGCTGCATGGGCTTCTTATCGCGTTGCCTTGATGTTGTGGAACAAAGAAGGAAAAGGAGTTATTCAAACTCTGATTTTAATGGCCACAAATCTTGGAAACTCATTAAAAGGAGTAAAGGGTTTGTCTGGTGCAATGAAAGGACTTGGCGCAGCTATGAAGTCAATTCCTTTCGCTGGTTGGGTTTCTATTTTAGTGACACTTGTGCCGTTAGTTTGGGATTTAGCAGACTCGTTATTTGGCGCTGAAGATGGGGCAAAAGAACTTACGCTTGCTGAAGAGTCATTGAATAACGTTACCAAAAAAACAGCCGAACGACTTATTGAAGAGGAGGCGGAATTAACACGGGTTTTTGAGGCATTGAAAGCCACTAAGGCTGGAACAGAAGCAAGACAAGACGCGTTAGATGAAGTGAATAAAAAATATGGATTGACTTTGGATAACCTTGCCGACGAAGGTGAGTTTGTGCGTCAATTAGATACTGCTTATAACCAATTGATTGCTACATTGGAGCGTAAAATTCTACAAGAGGTCACACTTGAAGAGCAGACAGCGTTAATTAAAAACAGATTGAAGTTACAAAAAGAGCTTGCAGCACTTGAAAAAGAGTCGCTAATTAAAAACACAGAATTAAACGAAACTTTTCAAGACTTTAACGCGCAGCAAGGAACTGGTATTGGAAGGAGCCCGGTTGAAACAAGAATGATAGCAATTAGAGAACGTATTGAAGAAATTAACGCCGCATTAGCAGCATTAAACACACAGGACGTTCCTATTTTATCAGGTGGGGCGCTGGAAGGAGGCGCTAACGGAGGTGGTTCAGGTTCGGCAAAAAAACAAGAAGACGCCTTGTCAAAATTAAGACGTGAAAACGCTGAAGAGTTAATCGCTTTAGAAAATCAACTTTTACAGGCTGGATTGGATAAAGAATTAGTCGATCAGAGAATTTTTGAAGAGAGATTGCTTCAGTATAATGAAGAGTTTGAAATGATTGAGCGCCTTAATTATAGCGAGGCAGAGTACAATAAAACTCTAAACGAGCGATTGAAATTGACTAAGGAAAACGTGAAGTTCCTGAAAAAAGCAACTATCGAGACAATAGAAAACAACAACAAGATTAAGGATTCTGAAAAGGACAAGTTCGATTACATGGCTGAGATTTATAAAAAATATGCTGACGATCAAGCCAAGAAACAAACTGAAATAATCAAAGGTATTAAAGACTCTATCAAGCAAGCATTAGACGCAATCTCAGAAATGCTGCAAGCAAACGAGGCGCTAATGGATATCCAGATCGAGAAACAGCAAACGATTCTAGACGCATCAATCAGTAAAGAAACAGAACTCAGAGATATTGCACGTGAGCGAAAACTTGACGCTTCGGAGTCAATTGCTGCAGAGCGCGAAATCCAGAAGAGATCCAGACGCGAAATAGAAGCACTTGAACAAAAGAAACGCAACCTTGAAATGATGATCGCGGCTATGAAATTACTTGCCGACGGTTCATCTGTTGGTGACATTAAGGCAAAATTAGCAGATATTAAAGGATTCGTGGAAGGCTCGTTCTACGAAGGGACTCCATACACAATTGCAGACTCATTGGGTCACACGGGTACACGTGATGGTCACATTGTGCGCGTTGATGATAACGAGGCCGTATTAACTGGTGAGCAAACCCGCGCGCTTGGAATTGGTAAAGGTGGCAACTCGACACAAGATATCGTTGACATGTTCAAAAACTTAGGCCAGCCAGCAGTTATGAAAATGCGCCCAACGCTTCAAAACAACGGTGCATTGGAGCGTAAACTTGACCGATTGATTGAGGCAACTGTGAGCCTCCCTAATAACATGCCAGTAAACGACACGGCTTTTGATACCATGGGTGGTATTCTGCACTGGACTAAAAAGCAAAAACTAAGAACGGATCGCGTTAAATACTCTGCTAAATAATGGCTCAACAACACTTATACGGGACTGCTTATGTTCAGAAATTGCCACCTAAAGAATGGCAGAGCGCTAGCATGTTGTCAACTATCAACGACTCACTTTTGGAGTCTGGTATAGATGAGCAAGAGCTTACATTTGAAGGTGATGCGGCAGAATTTTTAATGACGTGGATAAATACGCCCGGCAAAGGAACTTTTAATGGCTGCCCGTATCGAATTGTTTATACATCGAATAAGAATCCAGCACTAACTAACATTCGTTTCGACGGCTACATCGATCTATTCAACGCAACTATTCTATCTGAGTCAAAGCCTGTAATAATTAAGGCCCCAATTAAACGTATCGATAACCCAAAGTCTGTAATTGAGCAAATGTACGTCGTGACCCAAGGCGAATTAGTTTTAAATGGCTGGCTCACAAGTTCTAATTATGTAGACTGCCCAACAATACGTGAAAGTAAAAAAAACGTAGCGGATCGTTCGCTGATCATTGGCCAGTTTGGAATGCAAGTAGTAAATACTTTTTTGCAACTTATCAATAATCTACTGTCAGCTATATCAGATATTTTAGGTGTTTCTGTTATAGTTGGAGTAATTGAATTAGCGGCCACATTCTTGAACGCTGTTGTAACTATAAACGGTTTGATAAATCAAGGCACAAAGATAAAGGACTTGTTTTTTGCGCCAGTATCTTACTACAAGGTAGCCTCGTTCAAAACAATCCTCACTCAGGCATACGCATACAAGGGATATAGCGTAAACTTTGGAACGGCAGACGCTTGGCTCAGTGGTTCACATATCATGGCTTCACAGAATGAGTTTGATGGTTATCCATTTCAGGGATTTCCAGCAACTGGTGAGTTAAAATCTACTGATCACGGTTACATTATAGGCAGAATGCAAGAAACACTAGCCGAAAAATTAGGTCTTCGTTTCCGGGTAATCGGAAACGTGGTACATATCAGGCCGAGGTCAGATCCTTTTTGGTTTAGTTCACCGTCATACACATACGACGGGACTTTGATTAAAACGGCTGGACCACATACAAACGGTGTGACGAAATACGACACTGAAGGCGTGAAAGCAACAGTGATGTTTAACTATGCTTATGATCAGAGTGACACACATACCCTGACTGAAAAGTCTGGCGACGCACATGAGGTCCACAGAAAACTGATAGTTGAGTTAAATCCTAAAATGAATACACTGAAAGGGATTCATGAGGTTAATATACCTTGGGCGATGGCGGTAAGAAAAAAGCCGCTCGATAACCTTTGGGATTTATTCACCGGGGTATCTGGTGAGTTTGATTATTATCTTCAGCAATTTAAGGACTATATAACTTCATTAAACTCATACATTGCAAGCTCCGGTGTTGATGTTGCCGCAAATCTCAGCACAATTCTAGCATTCTCTGGATTAAGTGATGTAATTGAAAATCGTACTGGTTGCCTGAAAATTGACGACAACGCATTCGCTATTCCAAAAGTGATCTGGCTTGAAGAAACTGGCAAAGGTTTAAGAATACCAGAAAATTTCAAGGACTACATTGGTGCCGCAGCGCTTTACAACGATTGGCATAAATGGGATTCGCCCGCAGATGTTTCCGCTTTTTACGGACAAAAAATCAATTATTTAGGCGTAACTTTGAAGTGGGCTTATGAAAAGTTTTTGCAAGTTGAGACTAATCCTTTCTTTAATTTGTATGGATTCCAAGCGAAGTTCACCAGCATCGATTGGGTAGAGGCGATTCATCAAGCCAATACAGATATTGAGCAAAGAAAGCCATTTGATACTAACATAACGGAGGTAGAGATATGAAACTAGGCGACAAAATATTGAATGCGACTCCTGAAGAAAAAATATTGATCAAGGATATTATGTCAACTTTTTTTAGATTGATTAATGAAAAGAAGTTCGATGAAGCACGGAAATTTTTAGCACATAACAAGAAAAAATATGAACAACATAGTCGTTAATAGTAGAACGTGGCGTGATCAGTTGATAAACGACGTTGACTTTCTTGATAATGCACCGTCATTCTCTACATTTTTTAAGTCAGTAGCATTTGAAACGGTAAGGCTAACGACCAACGTTTCAGTTAGCACAAATGTTTTGGCTAGTGTTTCAACTGAGATATTATTTTCTACCAGTGCTGGAACAGCAACATGGACGCATCCTTATTCAAATTGGGCAACTGAAGGATTCAAGGTAGGTGATACTATTCGCGTTGTGCGCGGCGGTTCAGATGAAGACGCAACGATTTCAAGTATTATCGGAAACGTGATGCAATGCAACGATCCTGGATTTGTTGCTGGCTTAACGATTGTTTCCGGTACATCTTATCCAGACTTGGAGTTTCGTAATACTACAGTACCAACATCAGTTATTTTCAAATACGGCATCGTTCCTAATACTTCAGGCGGCGTTTCATTGTCTGGTTCAAATCAATATGCTTCATGGCTTGACCCAACTGTTACTCAGGCCTATTCATCTGGCTCTTTGGTTATTTCTACGCCTGTGGCTTTGTCGAGTTTGCAAACAGCGACAACCGAAGTTACGGACTCTATCACGTGCGAGTATGTATCTGTAACGTCTGCGTGGATATTTGAGTTTGAAATAGTACACACGTTCAAGTTTATAGGCTATAAAGACGATTTTTTGCCAAACTTATCAAATGGAACAGTGCCATCAACTTGGTCATTTCCTAACTCGTATCGCTATGTTTGCGAATATTTGTTTGGAACAAATGCAACTGATCCAAATGAGTATAGAATTTTTAAAGACAACTTACTTAATGGTGCTGCGGGTTGGGTAAATCAGAATTTCACTTCTGGTTCAGGAGACTATGAATTGGATTCGATAGCATACGGAACAGGAACAAGTCTAGAAGCATCAATCACAAACACAATTACTGGTTCCATAAAAAAGAACTCAGGAAACTGGGTTGCTGGGCAACGAGTTATTTTAACTCATATGCGCACACCATCTTCACCAGCCTATTCCGGAAACCTTCAAACATTTGAAGAAAACTTCCTATTTGATCAGCTCATAACAGATGAAGGCGCTGCTGTTTTAAGTTCTACAATCATCAAGAATTTCACTGTAGTGATAAACGGTGGCGACTCTACGCTCTTGGATTATTCATTTGAGATAGTTTACGACTCAACTGAGCAGGGGCTTATAACGGCAGGCGACGCTTATTTTTTAGGAATGCAGGTGGGCGACACAACTGGTTTAGCTCCCGTTTCAGATAGAATGCTTGTCCAGCTTGATTGGAATACGCTTACAAAAAATACCGACGTACTAAATCTGATTACAGACTTCAGCATGAATCTTTACACGTCTGAAAAACGTGCTGGAGGTTCTGGTTCTAAATTCACAAACCTGAATACTTGGAACAACCGACTGCATATTTGTCTTGCTACTTTCAATTTAAAGAAGACTTCTGGAGCTGGAATTGGAGACTTTCAAGAAACAAAAATAAATGCCATAAGTGGTCAAGTGGTGACGCGTAACTCAACTACTGGTGAAGTGTCAATTCTTAGTTCTTTTGATATGCCTTTTAAGCCCGTATTCATTGAAGCGGCTTCAACATCTTATCAATTGATAAACGTTAATGATTACCGTGATTTAGACCTGAACCCAACAGCACACGCAAATAACTGGGGGCTTTCAACAGAGAATCCCGGTACTTCGTATGATGCAAAACAACTTTGGACGGTTTACTTCCCATTCGTTATACCTTGGCGCACGGCACAATTTAATCCTGAAATTAATAATAGTTTCTATGACTCGACGAAACCAAACGACAATCTGAATTTTAGAACGTCAAATTATGATAACATTGGGGATTGGGATATTTATATACGTATTTTTGCACTGGTAGAAAGTGAAGGAGTTGTAACAGAATATGCACTTTATTCTGGTGAGTGCGATGTGAAAGACTTTGACGTTGATCCTGCTGGTTTTAACTGGACGGGAGACATAAATCTATACAACTCACTAGGGCAAGAGGTGGACTATATCTTAGAAAATGAAGATACTCATGTTGTATTGACTGACAGCATGGCAACGGCAGGAGGTTTAACCGCTTCGGATTTGGTAGGTGAGTTTTCAATTGAGACACTGAACTCAGGAGGTGACAACTGCCGTTTAAACTCAGTAGTTGATTGGTACTACTCTAATAATGTGTTGAAACCTATTGATGGTGAAACATTGGTCAAGGTTACACAAGACGTTTCAGGTAATTTTATAACTATTGAAATGCTTGTTGACTATACAAAAGTAGATCCATCTGAACAGTACACTATTTTTGGTCACTTACAAAGCAAAACATAATATGGTAGAGATATTCCAAACCAATTCCGCGCCACAAACGGCGAAACATTTTTCGACCATTCGGACAACTATACCCGTATTTAATGAGCCAACAGTGCGTGAGGCAGAAGATTTTTGCACATGCATTAAAAACTGTATTCCAGACCTAAAGTTTTTGACTGATGAAGTCGGAACCAATGCAGAGAAAAACGACTTTTTCAGCATGTATCAGAACTCTGCGCCTTCAGGAACGCACACTATTCACATTGTAATTGATGGAGAGGAGACATTGGTAACAGATGATACTTATGGCAAATATTATAACGGAGTAGTGTTTAAAGGGTATCGATTTGATGCTTATAAAATCTGGCTGGCTAATGGTTACGGCTCGTATTATTTTATCATGCGGTCTTACAACTCATTCGGCACACTCATCGAAACCGAAACGTCTCCAACTATGCGATTGAAACGCTACACAGACAGAGAGGCAAACGGAACGGTTAGAATTGAGACGCAAAAAGTAGGGTCACTTCGTCATGGTAAAAAATACTTCAATCTTACCCTCAATACGAGCGAGTATATTTTATATTGGCGTCAACAGATTCGTTTCCCAGGCGCATTAAAATGGTCAGGAACTCCAACTGAGTCAAGCGGAATAGTAAATAATACCGTGAACCAATTCAGAGTGCAGACTTTCGACACAATGAGTACTGAATACGACTTGCAATTGAATCTACTTTCGAGTGAACAAGTGGAAGCGTTTTTATTCGACGACTTGTTTGCAAATACAGTATTGGTGTCTGATTACAACGTGCGCAACTTTAAAGTTTACCGAAATTTGAAACTTAGACGCGTAACTCAGGAGTTTCAACCGCGTGTCGCTATGCGGAAAACTTTCACTATAAAAATGACTAACTCAGAGGAGAAATATGAGAAATATAATGATTAATCGCTGTAGCTGCGGAAAACCGAAGCCTAAACCTGTAGCCCCTGCAAGATGATAGCCGTTTACATTGCTGTAACCGCATTCGTTTACGTTGATATTCTGACCTCAGAAGGAATGATATTCGGGCGAGTGCATGACTTTTGCGAGGCTCATTTGCCTTCATGGATTCATAAACCGCTAATCACATGCGCTTATTGTTTTGGAGGGCAATTTGCTTTGTGGTATTCGCCTAAAATCGAATTTCAGACGGTTTTTCGTATTGCTGCGGTGATCGCTTTGGTACATTTGATGAAGTTGGTGAATCGATTCGTGCAGTCGAAAACTGATACACCTTGTCCCACTCAACATTCTTGCGGTTGCCATTGCTTAAATTCTTCACATGGCAAAACCAGACGCCGTCGGTAAATTCTGTGCCTGTTATCTCGAACTGAATACCGTCAACTTCAAAGAAGCGACTTGGCAATGATTTCTTGGAACTCATCGAGGGATCGTATTAAGTAATAATTGTAACCGTGTTGCGTGACCTGATGCTGAAAGTCCTTTTGTTTATCTGATTGTCTGCCTTTATCGTCTTTGCATTCAATGAAAAGTAAGCGACCAAGCGGCGTGACAACAATCAGATCCGATACGCCTGACATAAGCCCTGTCTGAATCTTCATCAACTGCTCAGTCTGATTGCGGCCTTCATTTGGTACTGAAAATATTATGCCTCTTGGATTATGGTGAGTCAGGCAGTATGTATTACGATACCATTTAACGCACTCTTGCTGTATTCTGGATTCGGATTTCATCTCAAAATAAATTTAGTTTCCGAGCCGTCACGCAGCTCACGTTGTTTCATAATCCACCCTCTTGAATACCCTGCTAGTTTAGCGTATTCAGCTAAATATTCATCACCTTTCTGCCTGGCTAGTCTCCAAATGAATTTAATAGCGAAACGTTTTGATTTTTGTAGGTCAACAAGTTCTGCAGGAGTTAGTACATCGATTGGTTTACCAACTAACTGTTCAGGTGTTTTTGTGGACATTTCTACCATGACGCCTTCTGATAATTCAGCCTCTTTTTGCTCAAACTCATGCCCGCAAAACTCACATTTTCTGGCAGTAGCTGAAAGCATAGCCTCACATTTCGGGCAGTTTTTTACAGGCGCTGCCTCTGTTCCTTTTTTGCGTTTCTTCTTTTCGATTAGCGACCATGTTCGAGGCTCTGCCCAAAGTCCATGCTCATCGTGATTCATTCCGAAGTCAAGCACTGTAAAGTGAGTTTTACCCGGGTAAATTCTGGAACCACGCCCGCAGCATTGAAGCCATAATGGGAGCGATTTAGTTTTACGGTTCATTATCACCACTTCGATTGATGGATCGTCGTACCCGGTTGTCAGGATTCCGCAATTGTTAAGCACCGGAAACAACCCGGCAGAAAACGCAGATAAAATTCGCTCCCGTTCTGCAGTTGGTGTTTTACTCGTAATGCACTCAGAAACTATTCCGGCGCTCCTAAACTCCTCAGTCATGTTTTGCGAGTGCTCAATATTCACATTGAAAACGATTGCTTTTTTACCGGGTGTTCTGGCTAAGTATTCAGAAACAACCCCGGCGTATAGTTTACGCTTATTAAAATGCCCGAATTGACTTGCCTCTGTGTATTCACCCGCTTTTGTTTCAAGGTCGCTAAAATCGTCTTGCATTTGGAACGCTCGGCAAGGCGATAAGAAGCCTTGTTCAATAAGTTCGGGTATATCGATACTCTGAACGATGTAGGTATAAATTTTAGGCAAATGCTTACCAATTGGAGTCGCCGTTGCGCCGATCACTTTTGCATTTGGGTAAACCTCAGTCAGAACCTTGGTGAAGTTACCTTTGTGCGCCTCATCACAAATAATCAGATCCGGCGTGTAGCCAAAAAGAAAACGACGCTTTACTGTCTCGACCATTCCGACCGTTACAAGCGCGTGAGGGTTAAACATTTTAATATTTGAGTCAGCCGACACAACTTGAATAGGTATTCCATGAACAGAAAGCGCCTTAAAAGTTTGCTTGAATAACTCAATCCGGTCAGTCAGCACTAAAACCTTTGTGAAGCGTTCAGCCGCGCGTCTGACTATCTCAGAAAACATCACAGTTTTGCCTGATCCTGTGGGGGCGCACATTATCTGGCGTTCATGAGATTTGAAGCCGACTGATAAAGCGTTAACGGTGTCTTGTTGGTAGGGGCGGAGGTTCATGATTCAAGGTTCAGGATTTCGCAGTGTAATTTTGCTTTATCTTCTGATTCCCAACGGGAATCTTCGATTGACATAGGCGCTAATCCTCCGCTATCTCTTTTGTAAACGATATACAAAAGACCGTGTTTTATGTAGTAGTATTTTTTCATACCCAGTATTCAACAACAATTAAATGCTCTTTATTTGTGTGTTTGTTTTTTGCCATGCACGCAGATTCGGGAGTGATATAATCCTTTTCAATTACTTCATAGCAATTCGCAAAAATCCCGTGACCTCCTTCGTCAGTAGTATTATAAGCCAACATTTTGACCACTTGAACAATCATGTATCTTTTTTTCATAATAAGCAACAAATTAAATAAACGATTCCACTCACATAAAAACAGAACTTGCCAAACAGTTTCCAAAGGTCAGAAGTTGTGCCAGTCACTCGTTCAGTGTGTTCGTATTCAGTCTTCATAACCGCAGTAAATTATTTTGACGTCCTTGCCAACCCCTAGTTTAGGATAATTCTTTTCAGGTTCTAAAAGGAAATCAATTGACATTCGGTACTCTGAACTCATAACATCATGTAAATACCAATCCCCGTTTAAATGTGGGAACTTTTTAGAGTAGATTTGAATAGTGTCTCCAAACTCAAATTTCCCCCTCCATAGTGTTGTATCTGAATATAAGCCTTGACGCTCTACATCCCAAATTATATCCCAACTCATTGCTACCCATCTTTGATAGTTATCAGGATTTATACGCGAGCCATCCGCCGTTGTGAGTGGATTGGAATCGCATTGCGCTTCTGTAGGTTGGTAGGTTGTGGCTCTATCTAGGTGAATAGTGTCCAGAAATTTTGGTGCGTGTTGTGAGTGGATTGTTGCTGGCGGCCTTTCTTGGAATAATCCAATAGGCAGCATTTTAACGGTAACAATTCCAGCTACACAACACGCAATACCTATCGTGGCTAATGTGATTATTAGTGTTTTCATAATTCTAATTAATAGTTTTACCAATCCAAAGCGCAGCCATCAAGCATACGCAAAATATTATAAATGTCCTGTCTTTCATCCTTTCAGTTTTTCTTGTTTAAGTTGTTCTAGTCTTTGGTAGACAAATGTTTCAAAAATAGTTTTACACCTAGGATAACCAGAAGGCAAGTCTGTATTAAAACATCCTATCTCACCACGTTCACGCATTGATTTATAAACACGAGAGAAATTATTAAACGTTTCCTTCAAGCTAATATACTCTATTTGTTCAGGTGTTAATGGCTTCATGTCTTTCATGTCGTAAATATAAAACAATTTTTTAATACTACAATATTATTTTAAAACGGCAAATCTTCTTTATTAGTTTCCGTTTGCCCATGCCCACTGACCCGAATCACCGAATAACAACGTGCGTTTGATCCGTTTCTGCTGGTTATTTTTGAGTCACCTAATACATTTCGGAGTTCCTGACCAAATTTTAGTTTGTTTGAAATCCGCTGAACCGTAGACTTTTCAATGAAGTCCTTTATCTCAGTTGAGGTCAAATGCTCGATATAGCCACCGCCAACAGACGCCGCCTTAAAGAATTGAGATATTAACTCACGCTCGTATGGTATCGCCTCAAAGTTGCCAGATACTTCACCGAGCCATTCGTTTTCTGCTTTATTCAATTGCCATTCATATCCAGACTCATAAACCCGAACGAGTTCCATGAATAGTTCATCCTTGTTAATATCGTTATACGCCTCATGGTCGATCGAGATCACGTTTACAGGCAAAATACGTGTATTTCCTGTCGGGTCGTTAATCACGTTCCTGTCGTTCGACGTACCGCAAAGCACTGCCAAACGTTTAAAATCTTCATTGTATGCTGCGTATGGCGCTCTGAGTGAGAATATTTTTTTCGATGTCAATTCCTTGAACCGCTTTTCGTCTTGCTTGGACTTGCCCCCCATTTCATCGTCCATGACTATCAAACGCTGAGACATCAATAACTCATCATCTTTGCCTGAGTCAAGTTTGGACTCACCGTAGTACTTTTCCAACTTTGAAGGTAGCAATCTTCTAAAAAACTCAGTTTTGCCTGTTCTTTGCACTCCAACTAATGCCAAAACCGCGCGTACAGGATAACCTTCGTGTGCCGCAATCAAAGAAACGAGCCATTTTCTAATGAATATTTCAGCGTGTGGCGTGTCCGTTTCAATGCAGTCAATAAGTGCGTCAATTTGCCCGTGAGAATTTCGGTGGCGGTTCTGGTTGATATACTCGGTGATCGGGTTAAAGTCCGCAATCATGTCTGAAAACAGGATAGATTTAATCAAATCCTGAGTGACTTCTTTTGTATTGAAATACATGCGCGCACGTAGGTAGATTGTATTAATTTGCTCTTTCTTCACCTCTTTGTCGCCGTCTTCAAGCATTCTGGTAATCGCATTAACACGCACGGGATGATTCATTTTGATCCATGCGACAAGCGATTGAATTAACTGATCTGGATCTTTAGCTACTTTTGCTAAATCAATATCGGTGCGGTCAAATACTTCGGTCGCGATATGCTCCGCTTGCTGCTGATCCATGCCATGAATCTCTACCATTTGCATCACAGCACCCTCTTTTGTTCTACCGGACTTCTTTGCCATTGCAGCAACTTGAACCGCTTCTGTATTTGTGCGTGGTAATTTTACCCCGACACTCTGCAGCATCCAATAGAATGTTCCTACTGAGATTCCAGACTTTGAAGCACCGTCCAAACATCGGTCGTACTGCTTTTCGGCTTGCTGGCTATGGTACTTTTCAGAAACACTTGCAAGCGCATGGAAATAAGCCCGACCATTTTCGCCAAAACCCGAAGCGATTGCAAACCCCATTTTCAAATACGAGTCGTAATCCGGTGCAATATTTTGCCTTGATGAAACTACCTGCGAAACCATTTCGCCAACCTGATCGTCAGGAATGATTATTGGAACAGATTGAATTTTGCGCGGTGTTTCCGATTTAGTTTTTGAAAGTAGCGCACGCGGGTTGATGTAAATATCTGGATCGTAACTTACATACCGAAGTGAAGCCACATTTTTAGGCGCTGGGTCCACAGATATTCCAAAAGTACTGAAGTAGTAATGTTCAAGCCAGCGATAGGATTCTTTGTGCTTATCAGGATTCACACGAACCACAACTGCTATTCCATTTCCAGAAGTGGAGCGAAATAGCGCATAGGTGTATTTATCCTGAAGTAGCGCGGTTTTATCATTGTAAGCATCTATATCGACACAGATGAAGCCTGAATGGTCTATTAACTTTTGGTGGTCGCGCTCCTTAAAAACCCCTCCAATTGTTACAGATGGCAACGCCTTTTTTAACCGATCGCGTTTTGGCTTGTCAATTTCCTTTCGGATTGGCTCAATCAAAGACTGCCATTTACCATACTTTATACCACTCAAAAAGTCATCGAGTTCGATCACTTCAGAGCATACGTGTGGCTTACCCTTTTCTGGAAGGGATTTAAAATATGATATTTTACCTGACATTTTAGAAAGGGGCGCTTGAGTATTCGGTTAAAGTTTTATTTTTGACAACATGAAATAGCGTAGGTTTTCCTTTTTCGTCGTGACTATATTTTAGGTATTTGCGCACATTTTCCGAATTGGTTAAAACTTGTAAGTTATCAATCGTATATCCCAGATCTTCGTTAATCCTATCGACGTGGAACGATTCAGCACCGCGGCCTTTTCCTGCAATATAGTTCGACTTTACACAAAACACCTCAAAGTCATCAAAAGTAATTTGAAAATCTTTACCTCTTCTTTTAGCGTTCTGCTTTAAATTATTGTAAGCAGAACGCATTGGGTTTTTTGACCTGTATTTTCTGGAAACACATTTATAGCAAAAGTTGCCCGAGTTTTTCTGATTTCTACAGTAAGGTGTCTTGCATTTCATTTTAGAAAGGCAAATCGTCGTCTGGGCTTACTACTTTACCATCATTCGCATCATTATTTGCTTCGCTTGGTGTTGAGTCTGCAAAGTTTAATGATCCGATAATAGGCTGCTCTTTCTTTTCGGTTTCGGTCATTTTATCGCGCACTTCTTTTGGCAACGATTGTTTCACCAAATGAGTCTGGTTATTTTTCGCCTCTTTTAATGGAAACGCTACTAAGTCCAGATAGATTCCTTTTTCGCCGACATAAAGATGATTCACTTCGAAAGGAATGAATATTCCCTGAACCATTCCAGACTTGCCTTTTTGCTCCATTTTTACGTGTTTCAACGTTTGGAGATTGATTTTGCCGCCGATCATAACCCTAAAAATTTAATGGTTTCGGTAGGATTTTCGATCATTTTGAAGATCATTGCCCTTGTGAAATCGCTTGCTAAAATGCGTTTCCCTTTCAGTTCTTGCCCTTGTTCGATCAGGGTTTTCAAGAAGTCTTCTCTCTTTCCAACTGGAATCGGAGTTACGATTGTGTAGTTTTCTACTTTATCTTCTGCCATTGTTTAAAATATTTTTTACAAATATATATAAAATACTTTAATAAAAAAATAAATAGTTAAAAATAAATTATATATATTTGTCGGGTAAACTAAAATTGGTACAGTTATGAAAAATGAAATCGAAATTCAGCAGCCTGTGAATCTGATCCAGATGGCTATTGAGAAAGGAGCAGGGATTGATACGCTCAAAGGACTTATGGATTTGCAAGAACGCTGGGAGAAAAATGAGGCTAGAAAAAAATTCAAGTCTGCAATGGTTGACTTCCAGAGAGAAAAACCAGAGTTAAAAAAAGATTCGAATGTGAACTTTGGTAATACTAAATATGCGTTCAACTCACTTCCAAATATTCAACGTGCAATTGATCCTGTTTTATCTCAGCATGGATTATCTTACCGTTGGGAGCAAGAGCAAAAAGAAGACGGCAGTATTAAAATCACTTGTATTGTTTCACATATTTCTGGACACGAAGAAAGCACATATTTAGTTGCAAAGCCTGACGGTTCTGGATCAAAGAATCCCATTCAACAAATTGGCTCAACCGTGTCATATTTGAAACGCTACACATTAGAAGGTGCTTGCGGTCTTTCATCAGACAAAGATACTGACGCTGTTCCGGTGGTAGAACTACCGGAATTACTGCCGACCTCTGGACGTTGGAAACAAGCGGTGGAGGCTGTGAAAAAAGGCAAGATACTAACCGTGAAGGCTCAGTATAAACTGAGTGAGGAAAATGAGGCGTTAATTTTAAAGGAGGCGGGGTTATGAAGGCAGCAACAAAAAGCCACCTACACTTAGTAAGCGTGGCAAATTCAGCCAACCTTGTTAAGCCCGTCCTACTTATAAGTAAAAAAGACCACTATATTTTTTCATTCAAAAAAAGAATTGGAAAAATACGCATATCAACTACTAACACAATTGGAATAAACAAAGCCTATTTAATGTCAGAAAAAGGATTTTCCAATCTTCTTAACTCATTTATAAAACTATGATCCCAGCACACGCAAAAGGAATTTCGCTCAGGTTTAAAATCAGAGCATCCGCAGCAAGTCAGATAATGGCAAACGGTCGGTCTAAGGACTCAATGGGCGCAACCGCTCAGAATTACTGCCTGAATTGGATTCTGGAACAACCCGAATTTTTTAACCGAAAGGTAAACGAGTTTTCAAGTAAGCAAATCCGCAAAGGGAATGCAGTCGAACGCGACGCCCTTGACTTTATCGGGCGCATGGAATACGATGGAGAGTTTTTAGAGCCAAATACTGATCACTTTAGCAATAATTTCATGACTGGTACTCCTGACGTTATCATGGACGATCACGATATTGACAATAAATCATCATGGTCGGTAAACTCATTCCCGATTTTCGATCAATCACCAGATATTGCTTATTTGTGGCAAGGTCAGGTGTACATGCACTTAACTGAGCGCAAAAGACACAGAGTAATTCATACGTTAATGAATACGCCTGAAAACTTAATCCAATCGGAGGCATACAAAGTTGCTCGGGAACTAGGCTATGCAGAGCCAAGTGAGGAACTTCTTTTCCAAACACGCGAACGCATGACATACGACAACATTCCAGACGCCAGACGAATTAAAATATTTGAGTTTGGTTATGACGCTGCGCAAATAAAAGCCTTAGAACAACGCGTCGAAGATTGCAGAGATTTTATACTTAACACCCTTTTGAAATATGACTTATAACTATGCCGCAATTATCGCCTGTCATGGACGTCAGGAATTGCTAAAATATACCATTCGTCGGTTACTCCAAAAGAACGGACTTAAACACGTGATTTGTGTTGGCGGACCAGAAGAGGAATCTGTGTGTTTATCCGAAGGTGCTTATTTCATCGAGCATGAAAACAGGCCGCTCGGCAAAAAATGGAATGCAGGGTTTAACTTTGCGCGCCACTTGAATATAGAAGGCGTGGTTTTCGTCGGGTCCTCTGATTGGCTGTCTGATAATTGGATGGATGAAATTACGCCGTTAATGGGTCAATACGACTTAGTCGGAAAACCTGACTTTTACATGGTAGACATTTCGCAAACGAAAGGATATCGCTCATGCCTTTGGGAGGGTTACGGAAAAGGAGACAGACAGTACGAACCAATTGGAATTGGCCGCGTAATTTCGTCTCGTATTCTCAGTACTATGGATTGGGAGCCATTCAATAACAACGCTAACAATTCAATGGACTTCACAATGTTCAACCGAGTGAAGGCTAACGGAGGTTTTTGTAAAATGGTGACAGGACCACACATTAAATCGTTATCCGTTTCCACTGATCGCTGGCCGAACATGCACCAATTTGAACACCATTGGCTCGATAAAGTGCCTTCACGTTCTGTAAAATTGTCGACAGAATACCTAGATTTGGAATTTCCTGAGTATAAATTAATTTTTGGAGAGATATGAAGCGCAGTTATGGTTTAGAACATCCTAATGATGTCCCGAGGTTTCCGCCAAATTTTGATGTTTCACCTGAAGAAAGGCAAACACTTATTCGTAAAATGAACAGAAGATATTCACCTGACCCGATTAAAATTCGCAAGGGAAAGAACCGAAACAAATCTTTTCAGCATTCAGCAAAAATATTATGGGCGAATTTCAATCTTTGTCGCCGCGATTACTTTTATTATGAAGTCATTCCATTTTTAACCGAAACCGATTAACATGCAACAATACTACCGCAGCGCCTCCCTAGAAGGCTTAGAATACCAACAAAAATACAACCTTGCCGACTACACCGACGTGTTTGCGCCTTTAGTGATCTTCGGCATGTACCGCCAAGAGGACTTTGATTTAGTCTCACAGCATAAAGGTATGCTAACTATCGTTTGGCAAGGCTCAGATGCTCGCAACCTTCCATCAGAATGGGCAGCTGAAATCCGTGAACGCGGCGCCAAAAATATCGCCATATCTCATTGGATTTTCGACGCGCTCATAAATCACTGGCTAGATCCAACTCTGAAATATTTGTCGGCAACGTCCATTATTCCAGAACTCGACAATGTGCCTAACGGTGACTTTGTACATTTTTACACCTCAATGTCAAGCCCTGACAATGCCAGATATTTAGGTGAGCACCTGATCCCGTCAATCATTGAAAAGACAAAAATTCCAATCATTCAGACGGCTTTTGGCCTTTATGACCGCGCTGAACTATTCGACATTTACAAAAAGTGCTTCATTCATTTACGCCTTACAACCTTCGACGGTTGCCCGAATACGAATTTGGAGATGGGCTTAATGGGGCGTAAATCTATTTACAACGGCAAAGGAATGCCAGCATCAATTCCCTGGATCGATGCGAATCATGTAGCCGATATTATTTTGGCTGAATATGAAACCAGAAAAAACGATAATTCCCAAGTAACAAAAGAAGTTCAACAATTTATCCTTAATAACACCTTATGAAAGTAACCAACTGCCCGCGCTGTTTATTCGACAGCAAAATCGCCTCGTTCAAAACAGCCGAAAGTCAATGCGAATATTGCGACCTGCACGACAAATTAGAGTCTCAAGCGAATCCTGAAGACTTCAAAAAGCAACTTGAAAAGCTGCAAGGTAATGAGTCAAAATACAACTGCCTAATTGGTATTTCAGGCGGCTTGGACTCTTCGACGCTTCTTTGGATGGCCGTTCGTGAATGGGGACTGCGTCCACTCGTTATTCACTTTGACAACGGTTGGAATACTCCCGAAGCGGAGCATAATATGGAGGCATTGGTCCGTACACTGAAAGTAGACTTTATCCGCTACAAAGCGACGGAGCCAGAATACAGAAATATTTGTGATGCGTTCCTTTGCGCTGGTGTTCCGGATGCGGACATCCCTAACGACATTGCAATGACGAAACTCATGTACGACACGGCGCACCAATTCAAGATAAAGCACATACTAAACGGCCACGACTTCAGACAAGAAGGATCAACCCCGAAGCCTTGGACGTACATGGACGCTAAATACATTCGCTCAGTTTATGGTAAACCAATTAAGTCGTTCCCTTTGTTTACTTTCTGGGATCAGATTTTGGCTTCGTTCCGCGGCATTGTGCAAATACGCCCATTTCACTACATCAAAGATTATCAATCAAGCGTTGACGCTATGCGTTCATCAATTGGATTCAAGTGGTACGGTCATAAGCACGGCGAAAACTTCTATACGGATTATGTAGGCTCTAAATTACTGCCTGAAAAATTCGACATTGATAAGCGCCGTGTTTATCTATCTGCCCGAATGCGTTCTGGAATGATCACACGTAAGCAAGCAATGGAAGAACTCGCAACTGTAACAGAGTTCGATATGGAGAAACTAGGTCACCGCGCTACTATGATCGCTTGGGCTTCACAGTCGGAAATTCAGGATCGATCGAATTTTGATCGCTATAATTTTAAACGTTACAGACCGATTATCTGGATTTTGGCAAAATTGAAGGTTGTTCCGTACACTTTTTACAAAAAATATTGCTTCTAAAAGCCGCGTAAACATTGAAAAAGTAAAAATAGTTTAAAATATATTTGCAGGAATAAAAATAAATGTTGTAGATTTGGGATATGAAAAACTTCTGGCAAAACAACCCCGTAAAAGTCGAGTCCTACGAAAAGAACTACAGATTTGAA